GCCGTGGGGCAAACTCGGTGACGCCATTCACAACCATTTCTACGTCGACAGTCACGAGATCGCGACGAAGCTGATTCCGCCGAAGGGCACCGGGCCGACCGGCTTCAATCCTGAGGCTGCGCCGTACAGTCCAGGGATGGGGATGTACTGATGACCTTTGCGACCCTCACACTGGACACGCCGAACGGGTCTTTCGTCTTTACCGATGCGGAAGTGCCGGAAAAGATCCGGTTCGGTGGCGCGCAACTGCTCGACATCCAGAAGATGATCGGCGGCCGGCGCCGCATCAATGCGATGGGAGCCGACGACGAACCGCTGTCGTGGTCTGGGTGGTTCCTGTACACCTCGGCATTGTCGCGCGCCCGCTTTCTGGACTCGGTTCGCCGGGAGGGCCTGCAATGCACCCTGTCATGGGATGCGCTGCGCTATCAGGTGGTCGTGCATGACTTCCATGCCGACTACGAGAAGCCGTTCAAGATCCCCTACTCGATCAGTTTCGAGGTCATCGAGGATCAAACGGCAACCATTGATTCGGTTCCGGCCGTCACGCCAGCGCAGTCATTGGCAACCGATATGGCGCGCATGGGCACGCTGTCAAACTGTATCGGCGATTCGACGCTGAACGGACTGGCGGGTGATCTGCAAAGCGCTATGAGCGCCGTGACTGCCGCTGTGCAGCCGATCGCGAATGGCCTGAAGGCGGTGACCTCGTTCGTTTCCGGCATTGCCAACTGCGCCGACCAGGTGCTCAACACCGTGGCGAGCACCGTAGCATCGGTGACGGCGCCCCTTGCCGCGGTGGCGTCGCACGTGCAATCGCTGATCGCGAACGCGGAAGGTGCGATGGCGAGCGGCTCGGGTGTATTGCCTGGTCTGCCTGCGAACACGGTGATTTTCAGCGCGCTCGCGCAAGCTAATGCGGCCGTACAACTGCCCGAACTGTACGAACTGCGCAGCATCTGTGCGCGCATGCAGGTGAATCTCCCGCTCGTTTCAACGCCGACCAGCTCGAAGACCATTACCGTCGGTGGTGGTGATCTCTACACGATTGCCTCGCAGCAATATGGCGATGCCGGCCGTTTCACGGACATTCTGGCCGCCAATCCTCAACTTGGCGGTGACCCGGTACTCACCGGCATCAATACCTTGACCATTCCAGCATGATCAATACCCTTCCCACCACAGGCGCGCTCGTTTCACCGCGGGCGATCCTGCAGGTGGGCTCAAAGGTGATCGACTGGACCAGTTGGGATGGCGAGCACAACGGTATCAACGAGGCCGGTACCATCCGCATCGAGGTGCCCGCAGTTTTTTCGGATTGGGCATGGTGGACTCAACAGACCGAGATCCTGGTGGATGTTTATGTGGGCTTCCCGAAGGATCCGCAGAACTATTCAGCCGCGGATCTGACGTTACTGCAGACCTTCCGCATCGATTCGATCCGCCTCAACGCCGCGACACTCGGATTCACCCTGTCGGGCCGCGATCTGACCGCGTTGCTGACGGATAAGAAGATCGATATCAAGTTCCAGAACCAGACGGCGAGCCAGATAGCTACCTTCCTGGCGCAGCAGGTCGGATTAACGCCGAATGTACAGGCAACAACGGATCTTGTCGGGCATTTCTTCACGCTCGATCACGTCAGCCTGCACCGGCAGCAGCCCATGTGGTCCGTGCTGACCTATCTGGCGCAGCACGAGGGGGTGCAATGCTTCGTGCTGGGCCGCACGCTGTATTTCGGGGCATTCGGCAGCGCGGTATCGAATCAACCATACCTGGTCCAGTACGACCCGCCGACGACGGAAAGACCCTACCCGACGTCCAATGCGACGAGCCTCGAGTTCGAACACGACCTCACGCTCGCGCAGGACGTGTCGGTGCGGGTGCGGAGTTATCACGGCGCGAAAAACGCCGTCTACACGTCCGTCGCCACTGCCAGCAAGACCGCGAAACGCGTTGAGCGCGATGCTGAGCTCGCGCAGACGCTGCAGCAGTACGACTTCACGTTCACCGGGCTGACGCAGGCGCAGTGCGATGCGAAGGCGCAGCAGTTGCTCGACCAGATCAGCAAGCACGAACTGAAGATGTCGGCGACGCTACCCGGCGACACGATCATCTATCCGTGGACGCCGGTCATCGTGCAAGGAACCGGAACCCCGTTCGATACGACCTATGAAGCGGCGCGCATCCGGCGCAGGTTTCAGGTCGATCCGCCGCGGTTTGAGGTATCGGTCCACGGCAAGACGGTAACGGATGCGCAGACGGTGACGCTCTCATGATCGAACACATCAAGCGTGTCGTGTCCGAGTTCATGGGCAACTTCAGTTTCACGAAGTACGGCCAGATCAGCGCGTACAACCCGAACGACTACACGGTCAAGGTGCTGATTCTGCCGAATCTCACCGACGAGACGGGCTTCATTCCGCTCGCGGCCCCTTGGGTCGGCAACAACTTCGGTGCGGTGTTCGGGCCTGGTATCGGCGATTCCGTGCGGCTCGATTTCATGGATGGCCGGGTCGAGGCGACTGTCGTAGGTGGACGCTTCTTCAACAATTCAGCGCGCCCCCCGGTCGTCCAATCGGGGCAAGCGGCGATCGTCGACAGTAAGGGTTCCTACGTCAAGCTGAACAACGACGGAACCATGACTTTCAACGCGGCCACCGGGATGAATTTCTCGGCCCAGACGATCGTGATGCAGGCCACCCAAACGATCGGTCTGACCGCGGGCACGGAAGCCACCGTGTCTGCGCCCGCGATCGAACTGGACGGTCAGGTCACGCAGGGAACCGGCCCGCAGGGCGGCAACGCGACCCTCAACGGCCCTGTCACGGTCAACAACGACCTGACAGCGCAGGGCAAGAGCGTGCACAACCACACCCACCTCGAACACGGCGCCGGCAGTCAGACCAGCCCGCCGACCTGAGAGTAGACGATGCCCGATGAATTTCACTGGTGGGGCCAAGACACACAGTTCTCGGCCTCAGGGGACGATTTGCTTGCCACCGGCGTGACGGAACTGAACCAGCGTATTGTGCGCGCGCTGCTGACGCCACCAGGTACATACATCTGGCATCCGACCTACGGCGCTGGCCTCGGCCGCTTCGTCGGCCATGCGTTGTCGGTCGAAGAGTTCGCGCTGATCAAGTCGCTGATCAACAGCGTCCTGGCGCTTGAGGCCGATGTGCAGAAGCAGCCCCCTCCGACCTTCACCTACCAGAACGACGCGACCGGCCTCCTCAGCGTGGCGATCAACTATATCTACGCGCCCACCGGCGTTCCGCAGACCCTGAACTTCAACGTCCCGGCATATGGCTCTTAACCAGCAAAGCTTCACGACAATCGTCCAGCAGCAGGTCGCGGCGATCCAGTCGGCGGTGGCGGCCATTCCCAGTGCTATCGCGGTCTTTCTGACATTCGTTGTGGGCTCGCTTGAGTTGGCCCGCGTCGAGGCGACGGCTGGCGTGGCGATGTGGCTGCAGTCGCTGATCATGACGCTGCTCAACGTGACGCGCCTGTCGACGTCGGAAGGCGAGGACGTCGACACGTTCATCGCCGATTTCGGGTGTCCGCCGCGCGAGCAGGCAGTCGGCTCGATCGGACAAGTGCTGTTCTCACGCTTTACGCCGACTAACGCGACGACGATTCCGGCTGGCACGCCCTCGATCAGTTCCACGGGCGTTGTAACGTATTCGGGCGGCGCGATGGCGCAAACCGCCGACGGGACGCAGCCGTTTCAGGTCATCCCGGACCCGACGCAGACCTACTTCAACGTCGCGGCGAACGCCTACATAATTCCGGCCGGCGTCACGAGTGGACAGGCGACGGTCCAGGCGACGAACACCGGTGTGCAGACCAACGTCGCGGCGGGATCGATCACGACCATCTCGACTGCCATCGTTGGCGTCGACACGGTGACGAATCCAAATTCGTTCGCGAATGGCGTCAACCAAGAGACCGATGAAGCCGTGATGACGCGCTTCGCAGCCTATATCCAAGGTCTGCGCGCAGCGATCTACTCGGCGGTCGTCTCGGCAATCGAAGGCCTGCAGCAGGGCATCCAGTTCGAGATCGTCGAGAACCAGACGTTGGGTGGCGCCACGCAGATGGGCTTCTTCTACGTCGTGATCTCGCCTTTCACGACGCAGTTGCACGATACGGTGTACGCCGCGATCAATGCCATTCGTGGGCTGTCGATCACATTCGCCGTTTATGCGGCCACGGATCTCACGGCGAACATTGCCGCGAGTGTGACGGCCGCCGCTGGCTTCACACAGCCGAATGTCGAAGCTGCGGTGACGACGGCAATCGAAAACTTCATTGCGGCGGTCCCGCTGGGCGGCACGCTGTCCTGGTCGCAACTGTATGCGGTGATCTGGGGTGTGTCCGGTGTCACGCTGCCCGTCACCGGCCTGACCATCAACGGTGGTACGTCTGACCTGGTGGCATCTGCCCAGCAGCAGATTATCGCGGGCACGGTGAGCATCACATGAAGGGTGATATCGCTGATATTTTCGCGCGGCTGAAGGCGCAGATCCCGAAGTCGTGGTTCCAGTCCTCGCCGAACTTCGACGCGACGCTGCAGGGGCCGGCGTGGGCTCTCTCGACGATCTATGCGCAGATCACTTACGCGACGCTTCAGACGCGCATCGCAACGGCGACTGACGGTTACCTTGACCTGATCTCGAATGACTTCTTCGGCACGACGCTGCCGCGACTGCCGAACGAGCAGGACGGTCCTTTCCGCGCCCGCATCCTTGCGAATCTGTTCGTGAAGGGGCCGACGCGGGCCAACATGTCGGCGGTGCTGACGCTCATCACAGGTCGAGTGCCGGACATCTTCGAGCCGAGCAATACGACGGACTCAGGCGGCTGGGATGGGGGCTTCTACTGGGATACCGGTGTCGGCAAATGGGGCGCTCCCATGCCCTACCAGAGCTTCGTCACGGCCTACCGGCCCATCACCAACGCGCAATCGCTCGGCGAACTGGATTCGTGGCGCTGGTCATGGGACTCGTACGGAGCATGGTCCGAGACACCGCTTACTGCCATCACGGACGCCGCGATCATCGCCGCGGTCGAATCGACGCGGATGACAGGAACGGTTGTATGGATGCGCATCGAAGACAACCCAGTCACGCCCTAGGCAGTACGGGCGAACTCGCCGTGATGTTCGGCAGCAGCTTTGCAGTACGCCGCGTGCGCGCCTTCGGGAGTGTAGAAATAACCGAGCGATTTGACCTTCCCGTTCACTCGGATGCGGGCGCCCCATAGGCCACTCGATTTATGCAGCACGATCCCTTTAAGACCGCTACTGCTATTCGATTTGACTGGCGTGTTTTGCATGTTCTGCGCGCGGGTACAGACACGTAGGTTGAGCTTCTGGTTATTCAGGCCGTTCAGATCGCGGTGATCGCAATCGATTCTCCGGTCGGTGATGCCCTTGATATAGCGGTGCATCTTGATCGTTGTCTTTTTCCCGTCAGCAGTCCGGATCGATGTCGCGGCGTACCAGCGGCGTCCGTCGCCTGACTTCTCTGCATACCACTTGTGCTTTGAGACGAGTTCGAAATCCTCGTCATCGATAAGCGCGGATTTGCCCTGCGTGAGCGGTATTTCGATCATTTCCGAATTCCTCACTGAATCGCCGAAAGCCAAATTATAGAAGTTCTAAGGAAATTTAGAATGGACAGACCAATTGTTTACACGTCTGAACAGGGCCGCAGCGTCGACTTCCTGTTCGCGCAACGCGCAACGATGATCGGCCTAGCGAAGCTTTCGCAGGCCGCATTCGGTGGTAACACCGTCGTGCGCGGGCTTCCAGTCACGCCGAATTCCCCTGCCGCGCTGAATGTGCTTGTCGGGATCGGCGAAATCTACAGCATGACGGCCGTCGATGCGACGACTTGGGGCTCTCTGCCGGCTGACACGACCGACATGATCCTGAAGCAGGGCCTCAACATGGCGGCCCAGACGATCTCAACGCCTGCGCCGACAACGAGCGGCTTCAGCATCGCTTACCTGATCGAAGCGCAGTATCAGGATCAGGACACGACGACGGCCGTGCTGCCGTTCTTCAACAGCGCGAATCCTCAGATCCCGTTGAACGGCCAGGGCGGTTCGGGCGCCCCGCTGCCCACTGAACGTCAGGGCGTCTGCGTCATTCAGGCCAAAGCCGGTACCGCCGCGACCACTGGCACCCAAGTCACGCCGACGGTCGACAGCGGCTGGACTGCGCTTGCCGTCGTGACGGTTGCGAATGGCCAGAGCACCGTCACGTCCGGCAACATCTCGGTGCCGGCCGGCGTGCCGCAGGTCACGAGTCTGCTGCAGATGATGCAGACGGGCTCCCCTGGCTACGCAGTCGATACGAGCACGACGGCGAACCAGATTGCGCTCTCGCTTACGCCGGCTCTCACTGCCTACACCGATGGGCAGGAAATCACGTTCAAGGCCGCAAACAACAACACCGGTCCATGCACGATCAACGCCGGCGGAGGATCGGTCAATCTCGTAGGAGTGGCCGGAGCACTGCAGGGCGGTGAGATCGTCGCCGGCTCACAGTACACCGCGCTCTATAGTGCAAGCCTCGGCGAGCTGGTGCTGAATAGCCAGACCGGCGGCGCGGAACAGATCAATCCGGCCACGAAGCCGCTGCATGCCATGCAGCTTGGGCAGGCGACGGGGCGTTTGATTAATGTCCAAACCTTCGCTGCGTCTGGTACGTACACGCCAACAGCAGGCATGACGTCGGTCGTGATCAAAGTGCAGGGTGGTGGCGGCGCTGGCGCTGGCATAACCATACCATCCTCAGGCAATGCGAGCCTAGGATCTCCCGGCGGTTCTGGTGCTTATGGCGAGGGAAGGTTTTTGGCTGCGGCTATCGGGGCAAGCCAGGCCGTAACAATTGGAGCCGCGGGGATCGCAGCCGCCGGGAGCGCCGGTGGAAATGGCGGAACGTCATCGGTTGGAACTTTGATCTCTGCGCCTGGAGGTGTGGGCGGAAGCATGCTAAACAATACGGTGCCACCCAATGTCAACAGTAACGGCTCGGCAAGCAGCGCGCCAGTTGGGGCAAACATCTTCGCGTGCGTCGGGGGTAGCCAGGGATACTCCTTGGCGCAGAGTGCTACTTTTATGTACGGAGGAGCCGGAAGC